TTCTTTGCTTCACGAACAACCTCAACAGGTGTATCCACAGGGGCAGGAGCATACTGGATTGCACCGATACCAAACAGATAAGTGGTATATTCCTTTGCGCCAGATGCAGTTGCACTGTTCTTTACAGGAACACCATCATCAATCAGAACAGTCAGACCATTGTAATCTGCAAGTCTTAACTGCCTTTGAATACCCATGGGGTCAGTGTACTTGCGGTATTCAAGAAGTTCAAGTCCTGCCAAAGTATTTGCAACCTTACTGTGCATAATAGCAAGACTGAATTCATTGAACGCATCACCAACAGCCTTCTGAACAGCATCACCTGCTGTTGTTGCACCAATCTTGTTGCTTGTTCCAACAGTGCCAGTTGCAGTTGCAATGCTGAAAGTGTGATTCTGCCATTCATCCCATGCATCACTATCATCATCAGCAATGTTGAAGATACCGTTCAATATTGCAAGAATTACTTTCTGTCTGTACTTCTGCCAGTACCTTGCCACCTGTGAAGTAATCTGCTTCATGGGGTCAGCACCACTGTTGAAGTCACGAATGAAATCTCTGTCTTTCCATCCCTTTGCTCTACCATAGACAATACCGCTTTGGGATTTGCCTGTTACTTCTTCGGTTGAAATGTCTGTGTTACCATCATAGTTGTCAGGTGTTCCACCAATTACCGAATAGAAGGGGATGGTGTAATAATCTGAACCATTGGAAATCAGTTGTTTGATTCTGTCATTCGCCTGAACAGCACCACTATCAAGCAAAGCTGTCATTGTGGGGTCTTTTTCATTCTGCCAGTTAAGCAAGAAAAGTTCAGGGTCAAAAGGGAAATTCAAATAAGTTGCCATATTTAATTACCTACCTTTCAAAATTTAATAATTCTTTCCAGTTTTCGTTTTCATTCTTGAAACGAATCTGTTCTTCTGTACTTAAAGCAAGGAACTTGTCAAGGGTCATCACGCTGTCACCGTCATCATTTCCTGATTCACCAGGCTTTGCACCCTTGAATGTCTGCTTTTTCTTTTCGGTGTCAAATAAGAACTTGGAATCCTCTGCTTCGGTAAGCTTCTTGATTTGGTCAGCCAAACCTTTGATTGTACCATCTTCAAGAAGTTCGACTTTTTCATAGTCAATGTCAAGCAATGCCCTGACTGCTTTTTCATTTTTCGCTTTTGCAGCAGCAAGCGCAGCGGAAACAGCAGAATCCACTTTCAGTTTCTTGATTTCAGCAGCATGTGCTTCATCTTTTTTCTTATTTTCAGCTTGAAGGTCTGCAATTTGCTTCTTCATAGCTTCCACATCACCAGTGGAATTTTTAAGCTGTTCAAGCTGACCTTCCAATGTTGCCTTTGCGGTTTCAAGGTTTTTCTTTTCAGTGTTGACTTCATCAAACCTTGCTTTTGGGATAAAGCCTTTCAGTTCTTCCGCAGATGCTTCTGCCACTTTCTTTGCAGTTTCTTCATCAAGTCCTAATTTCACCAAATCTTCTTTTTTCATTGTTTTGACCATCCTTTCAAATTCATTTTTTACCTGGTTCAGTCCAGTCCTATTTGTCTTTTCAGTTTTCGTCCGAAATACCAAAGTGACGATAAAAAAGAAGAACCTAACATCAGGTTCTTCTTTTTCTTTGATTTTTTCGCTGAACTTTCATATTTTATCACCCTTTCATTATACCATATTAGAATAACGTCTGCAATACCAAATAAAATTATTTTATAAATTGCTTTTTCCAATCTTTATAAGTGACACTTGACGGAATATAAATCCCTTTACCACTACTGTCTCTGGCGAATCTTTCACCGTCATTATCGTCAAAGTACGGTACAGTAGTGGTTCTGCAAAAGGGTGGAATGGTGGAGCAGTGACACCTGGTTCAAAGTTCTTCATGTCAAAAACCTTTCCATCAAGTTCCCTGCATATTTCAGAAGTGTGACTGTCCAGGGTTGCCACGATTTCAAACCTTTCCACATCCAGTGCATTGAAAGCATCCTTCTGTGACTGTGAAGAAAAATAAGCTGATTCGGTCATCACCAACCTTCCTGCTTGCCCCTGTGATGTTTTCATCTTTGCTGCAATAGCTTTGATTGCATCATCAGGTGACTTTCCAAGCATGATTGTCCTTGTAAGCTGTGTCTGAACTTCATTGATAAGGGAAGTCTTATTTGACCATATTCTTTCACTGAAATTCTTCCCATCAGTTGCCCATGGTTTTGAAATTAACTTTTCAACAGTCCTTTCATCAATAGCTGCAATATCCCATCCAATATTCCAACCTTTCTGAATCTCATATGCTGTATGATAGTAGTTCTGTAAATAAGTCTTTTTTAGTAACTTATCAACTTCATCAAGCTGACCACCAAACAGCTTTTCAATGGTCTGCTGTGTTTCCAGTTTCAAAGCTTCAAGCCTGGAAATATGGAATCTTGCAGATGCATTTTCAAGTTCTTTCATCCACTGTGGGTTCAGTGCATTTTGTTCACCGTACTTGATGAACTCTTTGACATCCCATTTGAATTCAGCCAGTTCACCACTGGTCAAAAGCTTTCTTGCTTCTGCCATTGTGATTTGGTTGTTCTTTGCAAATCTTTGATACCAGGTTGAAATCTGCCTTTCAATTTCTTTTTCCGCTGCAATGTATTGTTCCTGAATGGTTTCAAATGTAGAAATAGCATTCTTGTGTGATGCAGCTTCCAATTGTTCAAACCGCAGCTTCCAATATGCACTATTCTTCATTTACAACACCACCTTGACCGCCTTTATTGGAAGCAGCAGGGTAGGGGTTGAAGGCATTCTGATATTCAGCCATTGCAGCTTCTTTTTCTTCCTTCTTTCGTTCCAGTTCCTTTTGTGGGTCATCAACCCAAGGATGATTGGCAACCAGGGTTTCATCAGAAAGAATTCCAACTGATTTATTGATGTTTTCAATGACTTCTGCTTCATTCATCAACATGTCACGATTGAATATGACTTCAACTTCTTCACCTTCAAAGTCACCATAGCCTGCATTTGCAAAGTGACAGTTGATGAACCAAAGCAGTTCTTCAAAGGAAGCCTGATATTCGGTTTCCATTTCATTTGCATCCAGGTCAATATCACTGTACATGCTCTGAATGTTCATTTGATTTGGGTTACCGTTCAAGCGGTCATCCTTTGCATCATAACCCATTGCATTTTCAATGATTGCCTTCTTGAATATCTCAATGATTGCCTTGTAATTGTCGGCATTCACTTCAACCTGCAATGTTTTCAGGTCACCTGCTGCACCATCAACAGTCTTGACCTTAACAGCACCATAAGTTGCAAGATTCTTTCTGAATTCACCAAGATTTTCACCATCATAGTTGACCAACACCAGGATTGTGTTCCTTGCATCTTCTTCCATGTTGTTTTGGAAGTTGGAAAGTATGGTGTTTAAGCCATCCTGCAATGATTTTATACTTTTTATCAATGGTGTTTCTTCACTGTTGTACTTGAACGGTATCAGCGGAATCTTTGACCAGTTCCACCCCTGGTCATTACCTTCATTGTCAGTGATAGTGAAGTAATTAGCAAAGAAGGGTTCAGCAGGAACAATGCGACTGCCATCCATCACAAAATAATGAATGCCTGTGTCATCATAAACTTCAACCTTCTCAATGGTCTTTTCTTCTGAACCCTCATAAGCAATGACTTCATAAATCCTGATAGCATAATCAAGAATAGTGTGTTCAGCATCATGCCATCCAGGAATGATTTCATGTGCTTTGAACTTTTTGAAGGTGAATTCACCATGTTCATTGTAATAGATGTACAGCCATCCAATGCCTTCATTCAGCGAATCCTTACCCAGGTTCTTCAACAAGCGCATAAACCGCTTATTGAATATCTGCTTCAATAGCTTGTCATAGGTTTCATTGTCAGTCCTGATTGCAATGGGTTGACCAAGCAGGTAATTTGTCTTTTGGTTGACCATCTTTTTATATTGATTATCAACAATCCTGTTGTTCGGAAGATTGTCAACAGTTACAACCTTGCCACCTTCACCAATGACGGTTCTTTTCTTTTTCAGGATATCATGGTCACCTGCAAAATATCTTTCACCATCAAGCATTTCTTTTCTTCTTCGACTGGTCTTGAACCGCTGAATTTCAAGTTCGATAAACTTTTCATCAGTGATAATGGATTCAGCACCCATCTTCACAATGTAGTTTATCCGTTCAGTTTCAGATTGAAAAAAATTAAACACGATTCATTCACCCCCTTTTCTTTATTACTGCATATATACAAACACCTGGAAATATAGGGTTTTCAGGGTTATTTGTTACTATCATGTTACTAATCAAAAGAAAAAGTCCTTCCTTTGACAAAATCTTCAAGGGCATACCGCATTGCATCCATTAGATGATTGAAGTCATCAATGGGGGTATTCAGTTTCTTTCCAAACTTGTCAACATCCCAAGTGTAATTATTGATTTCAGTCAAGAAGTTTACACACCTTGGATGAACAATAATCTTGAAATCCTGGATGAAGTCAATACCATTGTTCACACTGTCTTTACCTTTCCTTGCAGCAGTGATATTGGAAATACCAAGTTCACGCAAGCGGTCAATGGACTTCGGTTCTGCTGAATCTGCCCTGATTCGTTCTTTTCGGTATCCCATCTTTGTAAGTTCCTTTGCAATTGCTTCATTGGACATACCTGTTTTGTACATTTCATCAAACACATAAATGACCTTGCCTTTCAGGTCAATCATTCCGCACCATAGGGCAGAAGGGTCATTAGTATATCCAAAGTCAAGACCAAAAGCTGACTTGATACCTGGTATCTTTTTGATTTCTTCCAGGTTAAAGGCTTTTTCTTCCCAGTTTTCAAACACAAGACCTTCAACAATACCCCAGTCACCAAGTCCTACAACCCTGTATCTTCGGGGGTTGTTCTTTTTCATGGTTTCAAACACTTTCTTGTCCGCTGCATCCAACCATTCATTGCACATGTAATTGGTTGTAATTGCAAGTATGTCAGGGTCAGAAGGTGCATCAAAGAACCTTTTCTTTATCCAGTGCTTTTCATTCCATGGGTTGAAGGTCAAGGTTATCTGCTTGAACAGACCATCAGGAACTTGTCCACGAATAGATTCATCCAGCATATCAAAATCAGATTCTTTCATGATTTCATATGCTTCTTCAATCCACATCCAACACAATGCACCCTTTTCAACTGTTATGGATG